ACAAGGTTTAGCCGATGTTTTCTATTTAATGGATTACATCTTCACTTCAGAAGAGGCAAAAAAATTAAACAAAGATATCTTTGAAACAATTTATTTCGCATCGGTTTATGAAAGTAACCAATTGTGTAAAGAAGGGAAATACCAACCGTATTCGTTCTTTGAAGGTTCACCTATGTCAAAAGGGATTTTCCAATATGATATGTGGGGATTAAATGAGGATAATCTATCCGGTATGTGGGATTGGAAAGAACTAAAAGAAAGTGTACAAAGATATGGTATTTGTAATTCATTGTTCACCGCACAAATGCCTGTGGCTTCTTCAGCTAAGATTACTGGTTCATTTGAAATGACCGAACCAGCTCACTCGGCTTTATTTAACAGACGAGTTGTTGGAGGTGAGATTATGATTGTAAACAAATACCTCATCAATGACTTTGAAAAGATTGGTATTTGGTGTGAAGACTTGAAAAATGAAATTATCATTAACGAAGGCTCAATTCAAAATATTAACTTCAATAATTATTTAGACCCTGAGGATAAAAATTATTTGAAAAAAGTTAAAAGAATCGAACACCTTATTCCTAAGTACAAAACAATTTGGGAGATTTCACAAAAACAACTTATTGACATGGCGGCGGAAAGAGCACCATTCATTGACCAATCACAATCAATGAATATCTATATGTCTAACCCAACGTTATCTAAAATTACCTCATCACATTTTCACGGATGGGAGAGTGGATTGAAGACATTATGTTATTACGTTAGGACAAAGGCGATTTCAACAGGGGCAAAACACTTGGCGTTAGATATGTCAAAAAAACAAAAACCGGTTAATATCGAGGTACCAAAAGTGGAATATTCAAACATGAATTTACCACCAAAACCTGAAAATTCAGATTTCGATTGTTTTGGTTGTTCTTCATAGAATTTATAAAGTCCGAGAAATCGGACTTTTTTGTTTTATTTATTTAAAAATATCAAGCATTATATTTATGTAATATGGCAAATGGCATCACATACGGTATTAATTTCCCCTTTTTACAAAGTCCAAAAGGTAATTACTTAAAATTAACCGAAACCACGGATGAAGAAATAAGAACTGATTTAATTCACTTACTTCTTACTAGACGTGGTAGTAGGTATTTTTTACCTGATTTTGGTACACGTTTATATGAATATATTTTTGAACCACTTGATGGTGCAACATTTGAAGAAATACGAGCTGAGATAGAAGAACAAGTCTCAACCTACATACCAAATCTAACTATTAATAGTATCACCGTCGAACCATATACTGAGTCTGGTGATGTTGCAGGACAGTTAGATTATGAGTTATTAGGTCAGGCTAGTATTTATCGTATACCGGGGGCTAACACTGCGGAATATACGGCAAAAATAAAAATTGATTATACTAACGATTCAAGAGCTTTCGGTAGTAGACAATTTGTGATAATTAACATTTAAGATGGCAAATAACAAAATTAATTATACTGACAGAGATTTTGAGGCGATAAGACAAGGTTTAATAAACTACACTAAACAGTATTATCCAGAACTTGTTCAGAATTTTAACGACGCTTCTGTTTTTTCAGTTTTAATGGATTTAAATGCTGCCGTTGCGGACAACCTACACTTTCACATTGATAGAAGTATACAAGAAACGGTATTACAGTATGCTCAACAAAAATCATCTATTTTTAATATCGCAAGAACATATGGTTTAAAAATACCTGGTTATAGACCATCAGTGGCTGTTGTGGATATATCTATAACAGTACCACCTTTTGGGGATGCAGAAGACTTTAGATATTTGGGAGTATTAAGAGCAGGTTCGCAATTTAATGGAGGTGGTAATACTTTTGAAACCGTTTATGATATTGATTTTTCTACACAGTATAACCAAGAAGGTGAAGTTAATAGAACTAAAATACCAACTTTTGATGCAAACAATAAAATTATTAATTACATAATCACCAAGAGAGAGGTTGTGGTTAATGGGACAACAAAAGTTTTTAAAAGGGTAATAAATCCTTCGGATGTTGTGCCATTTTTTAATTTCTTTTTACCTGAAAGGAATGTTTTGGGAGTAAGTGCGATTATACAAAAAGACGGTACGAGTTATCCGAATGTCCCTAATTATACTGAATTTGTTACATCAACAAACAAGTGGTATGAAGTCGATGCTTTAGCTGAGGACACAGTCTTTATTGAAGACCCAACAAAACCAACAGATAATGCTGGTGTAAAAGTTGGAAAATACATTAAAACGGACACAAGATTTGTTACTGAATATACTCCTGAAGGATTTATGAAAGTACAATTCGGTGCCGGAACAACAACACCTAACGACCAATTAACAAATTTCGCTAAAAATGGTATTAAATTGGATTTGGCGAACTATCAAAACAATATTGGGTTAGGACTTACAGTACGACCAAACACCACTCTATTTGTTCAATATAGAACAGGTGGGGGATTAGCATCTAACGTCGGGGTTGGAGTTATCAATCAAGTTGGAACTATCGATTTTGCAGTTAATGGTCCGTCAGATAGTATTAATTCAAACGTAGTAAACTCATTAACCGTTAATAACGTTACTGCAGCAATTGGAGGGGCAAACCCACCATCAACTGAAGAAGTTAGAAATATGGTATCATTTAACTTTGCTGCTCAAAAAAGAGCGGTTACGGTAAATGATTACAAATCGTTGATTGACACTATGCCTGGAAGATTTGGAGCACCAGCAAAAGTGGCTATTACTGAAAATAATAATAAAATCACAATTCAAATCCTTTCATACGACCAAAACGGAAAATTAACACAAACAGTGTCAAACAACTTAAAATCTAATTTGGCTACTTACTTATCTAAGTATCGAATGATTAATGACTACATATCGATTGATGTTGCTAGAGTTATTGATTTATCCTTTGATGTTTATGTGGTATTAGAATCAAACGTTAATAGAGGTCAGGTAATAACTGAAATCATTAACCAAGTCTCAAATTATATGGCACCCGAAAATAGAGATTTAGGGCAAAATGTTAACGTATCTGATGTAAGAAGATTAATACAAAATACTTCAGGAGTTTTAACATTAACAGATTTACAAGTGTTCAATAAAGTAGGGGGACAATACTCAACATCTGAGACATCTCAAAGATATGTGGACCCAAAAACTAGACAAATTCAGTTGATTGATGATACAATTTATGCTGAACCAACACAAGTTTATCAGGTGAGATTTAATAATAAAGATATTAAAGTCTTTGTTAAAAATTTAGCAACTGTAGATTTCTCATAAGATTATTTATTTCCTATGCGTCTTACCTACTTTTAAAATGGGTAAAATAACTATTTATTTTTAAAAGACTAATGACCAAAAGTTATAGGATAAGAACAGCACCAGGAACTGACAAAAATATAAGAGTCAACATCAATCAAGATTTTGACTTTTTAGAGATACTTTCTTTGAAATTAAGACAAGAAGATGTATATACAAGATTTTGTGCCGACTACGGTGTTGTAGCAGGTAGGGTAATTGTAAACGGAGGATACGGAGTACCAAACGCAAATGTATCAATTTTTGTTCCATTAGATGCGATAGATGAAAACGACCCAGTAATTTCCACATTATACCCTTATACTTCTGTGGATACTAAAAATGAAGATGGTTACCGTTACAACCTTTTACCATACAGACAAGAATATTCAGGACACAAACCAACAGGAACATTTCCTGATAGAGAAGATATTCTAACAAGAACTGAGGTATTAGAGGTTTACGAAAAATATTATAAGTTCACTGTAAAAACAAATGAAAGTGGTGACTTTATGATAATAGGTGCTCCGCTTGGAATCCAAACATTAGTTTTAGATTTAGACCTTTCAAATATTGGTTGCTTTTCTTTAAGACCTGCAGACTTAGTTAGGGCTGGATTAGCAAACGCCGAACAATTCGACGGAGACCAATTCAAATCATCTACAGACTTAGGTTCCTTACCACAAATAGTTAACATCAAACAAGACGTTGAGGTCACTTCGTTTTGGGGTGAAAATGAAATATGTAACATTGGAATTACAAGGGCAGATTTTGACCTTCGTGATTTTGGAATTGATATTAAACCTCATGCGGTTTTTATGGGTTCCATTTTTTCTACGGCTGACGAAGACTTTTTAAAGACTAATTGTAAACCAAAAAAAGATTCAGGTAATCTTTGTGATTTGGTCACAGCATCAGGAACTATTTTGGCGATTAGACAAACCATCAATTATGATGATAACGGGAGACCAATATTAGAACAACATTCATTACCTGAAGGAGGAAAAGTAATAGATGATGATGGAACGTGGTTAGTTGAAGTACCAATGAATTTAGATTATGTAACAACAAATGAATTCGGGGAACAAATCTTATCGAACGACCCAGCCATCGGGATACCAACTAAAGCTAAATATCGTTTTAGAATTAAGTATCAAAATGAAGACGGACTTAATAATGATATACTCAGAGCCGATTACTTAGTACCTAATGTTAAAGAATGGGGATGGACAGGAACTAACCCACCGGCGGGTTCATCGGAACAACTTAAATCTTATGCGTTTAGTTTAGATTGGGAAGATTATGGAGACACCACAACTTCAATAGGTCAACAAATGATACAAGAGGCCATTGATTGTGAAGATAGATTCTATGAGTTCAATTATAATAAAGTTTATACTATTGCCCATTTTTTAGATAGATGGAAGTGGGGTTATAATAGAAGTAGACATTTAGGTATAAAAGAAATTACAGATAGAAGATGTACCACAACCACAAACAGGTTCCCTGTAAATGACGGCGTGAAGAACTTTGACTTCATATTTTTCTTATTCAATTTATTTGTAACTATTTTTACACCTGTATTTGTTGCACTTATTCCTGTTTTACACGTTTTAGCATTGGTTTGGCCTATTTTAAAATGGGTTATTGCTATTGTATTCCCGCTTTTTCTTTTACAAACTGCGATTTATATGGGTTTAGCCGCTATTGCTGCATTCCCTGCGGTGGGTTTAATAGTATTATATGGTGCACTTGCAATAATATTTGCAGGGGCCGCGACATTATTTGCGATAAAAGTTGCGCCGATGTTGGTTAAGTTTAAATTTAAAGGGATAACATTACCTATGATGTCTTATCCCGATTGCGAGGCTTGTCCTTGTGATATTGATGATTTACAGACCGACGATATACAAGGTGGTATATTTGGAGGTGGAGGAAATCAATCGGCGAAGATTGGTAAATATACCGTTAATACAAGAACAAGTGGCTCAATACTTGTAGATGTAAATTCAAATAATCTTTTCATTAATGCTCCGAATACAAATTTATGTAATTTTGACTCTAACGGGGACCAAATATTACAATCAGGATACCCTACATATTTTTGTACAATAGACCCTGAGAGTTACTCAGGTTCTGAAAACAAAAGAAACACAAAGTATCAGGCAGACAGTTTTGGTATTAGATATGGAATAGCAGGTTATCCGACAGCACCTGAAATTGGTATGCCTGTTGTAACAAAATTCTCAGAAGATAAACATTACCCAAACAGAGATGTTACTTTATCACACTCTTTAAACTTGGCTAACTTAAGAATTAGGTATTTTGATACGACCGCACCAAATATTATTAAAACAACGATAAACACTAACAACCCACCCATTTATGATAATGTAATGATGTTAGTAGTTGACCAAAACACTGTAGCTCAACTACAAACCGGAAGTTTAGTTACGTTTACTAATCCTGATAATATTACCGACATTAACTTAACTGGTGCTTCAATAACTAATCAGTTTGGTACAAATTCAATTACAGGTAGTACCCAAACATCTACGACGGTTCCAATAACGTATATTAATCAAAATGGTAACCCACAGACAACTCAAGTACAAATTACCGGTAATACAGGTGGTAAAGAATATTTGTTTAAAACAGGATTGGAATACTTCCAAGTTATTACAGGTATGACACTCAACCAACTTGATTTAACCACCAATGGAATTAAATTAAACAATCAACCAAACCCAAATTCACAACTTGATACGACAAATATTATTAGGAAGTATATTCTTAATAAGTTACAAAGAATAACATATAAAGATAACTCGGGTTCTGGAGATAACGGTCAATTTAGAAATGAAGTAATCAACCCATTAACTATAATGGGTAATACTTGGAAAAACTTAGAAATAGTATTTTTAGTGAGAGGTGTTGACCCTTACACGGATACACAAAATATTGAGTATGACTTATCTAAGTTATTTGGTTATAACTTCGGACAAGGACCTGTGGTATCGGGTCAATTCTATATGAACATACCAATCCAACCTAACTCAGGTTCAGGTACGTGGTGGTACGATAGTAAAACTCCTGAATCCCATAGTGTTTCATATGCAACATCCAAACTATATCATACACCATTTAATTTTAATACTGGTACACAATTTAGTTCCGTAACATCAAACACCATTAGATATTATTCATCATTAGATAAATCAACTAACACCATAACCGCAAATGGTGGATTATCTTTATCAACATACACTAATAGTGGTTTAGGTATTAGTGATAATGGAAACTCACAACAACAAATTAGATTTTATGATGCGACGTACCAAGGAAGAGTTGAGGGTGGTGCTTTAATGGCGTCAAGCAATAGTGTTAATAATAATACGATAAATGCGCTTAGTAGTTACAATGGTAGATTATATAGTCCTGTTTACGGAACAATTTCATATACTATACCATCAGGTACTAACCCTAAATTAGTACTTAGGTCCGATAGATTACCAACATCAGATACTCAACAAACATTCGGAACACGTTCTATGTTATTACACCAAAATGACAAATTTGCGATGTACGTAAATAATAATAGTGGACCATCAACCGTGTTTTCAACAACCGCAACCGATACCACTAATAATGCTCAAGACTTAAACCCTGACGGACCACCAACTACAGCTAGTAGTGTGTTATCTACTTTTGATTGTGCAGGTATGGTACCATTAGATTGTTACCAAGTTGACCCAACAACCAACAGCTTTAGTGTTTTATCACCTTGTTCTCAAAATCAAAATCCCGTTAGAATCAAGTCTGGATGTTATCAGTTTATACAAAAACCTTATGTTGCGAATATTGTTAAAGATTTAGAAAATTTCTCAGAATGGAAGGCTAGATTTAGAATGATGTTCGGTGCGTGTAGAGGAATATTCTCACACGTATTCCAAAATAATTGGGTGAATGGGACATTATATATGTTTTCATTCAAAAAACAAACAATAGTTTCAATATTAGGTCAACCGAAACAATACAAGTATTGTGGAACATATGAAAGTAATGTTAGACCGGGACAAGGACCAATATTCTATACTTCAGGTTCTACAAATTCATTCTTCTATCGCTCAACACCTTATAATGGGGCAAACTTTGTGGGTCAAATACCCCAACAAGGAACTTACAGTAACCCAACTCCGGTTCCTGTTGATTTTGGAGGTGCTAATGATAGAAACATTATGTTCCCAACGACAATAATGGATTTAGGTCCAAGAGATGAATTTACAAATGAAATATGTAATAACCCACAATTCCAAGGTTATTTAATTGATAGCGTTAAATCCACATCCTTTAATGATACTTCTGATTTATTACAATTATTTATAATTTCACGATTGATTAATACGAACTTTTTAGGGTCTTTATTAGGTCTTGGCGATGCATCTATTAATAAATTATTCTCTAGAAGTGAAGATAGATTAGATGGTGATTTAACACAACTATTTAGTATTAATTCAGAGTATGGAGTTGCTGGGTTTAGTGAAGATGAGTATGATGGTGTTAACGATATCTATATTGCAACATCAGGTCCTGCAACACTTGGAGTATTCTTTACATCTAATACTGAAAATAGAATAGTTTTAACTCCCGGTATTACAACATTTACACCCCAATTAACTAATTTCTTTGGATATCCAAAAACACAAGAAGTACCATTCTACCAGTGGACGTTAAACCAACAACAAGTACCAACTATATTTGGTTCAGATATAAATGATTGGAACACTAACTTAATAGGTGGTGGTTTTTATAAACAAAAGTATCAAACGTTAAGTTTCACTCAAGCTCCATTCTCACAATACTTTAATAACTTATCGACAGGTCAAAAAGGGTTTATCTATAATTCAAATGCAAGTGGTAACGATACTACATTTCCTGCGGGACAATCAAATAGTTTCTTAGTAGGTGCACCTTATCATTTTTATTTCGGACTAAACAAAGGTAAAAGCGCCATCAACAGGTACATAACAAAATATATTTTCAATCAAGATGTCTAATGAAAATGAAATATTAATTGTTTTAGGTTCAAAACAATTTGCTGGTAATACAGACAAAGATATTTGGATACAACCACCACTGATTGGGGATATGAGAACTATGGTTGAAGGTGATAGGTCTTTGACTATTAATTTGGCCGAACAATTCGACACGGAAAGACAAGAAAGTGATATCTTTAGAATATCAGGTAAAATAACAAACGTATTTAATAATACAATTTCAGGGGCTTGTAGTTATACGCCATTTAAAAATATATTGTATTACACTAATGCCGTTACTAACGCGACTTCAAACCTTTTACCGGGTTCTAATGTTGATTGGGAGGGATACCCACAATTTGATGAATTTACCTTTATTAGACATTCCGCAATCACAGGACATAGAAATTTTATTACAAAGAGTGCAAGTTCATATAATTGGATGTTGAACTTAACTTATCCATATAGTAGTGATACCACACAAGCAATGGCTTACACGAATGAAAATTTTGGAGTCACTGTGAACTTTACCGCTTCAGATGGAATTCCATTTGTAATGGATACGGGACAGTTAGATGGTAAAAAATTGGTTTATTTTTATTGTGGTACAAAACACAATTTAAATGTTGGTGAATGGGTGGAATTAGATATACCGTTGGTTCCAGGGGGACTTAACGGGAAAAAATTATATCAAGTTTATTCATTAGGTGATGGTTCATACCGTTCAGAAGAAAAGGTATTTACGATATTTGATTTAAAATTCCCTACAAACCAAACAACGACAGGATTTTATGGGACTTTCAAAAGGGTTACTAATATTGTGAATAGTGCAGAAACAAAATCAATTTATTATGTAAGACTTCATAAAGTAATTGCTGAACATAAAGATTTTATAATTAATCAGGCTGGGTTCGAAAACAACCCGTTCAGTACTAAAACGAAATTAGAATATTCGGCACTTACACCAAATAACACCCAAAGAATTTCAGTTAAAGAGGGTTCAAAAACATTTAGTTTTACACTTAACAAAGACGTTACTATTAACTCACTTAAAGATAACAACGGAAAACCGGTAACTCAGTTATTTTTAACAACAACACAAAGAGGTTATATGGGTTGGTTTAACCCACCTGCAATCAATGCAACTAATAACCAAACTGCTATAGATATAGGTTGGGGATTTAACTTTTTAGAAAATACAGTTGATACTTGGTGGGACCATTACAGTACCGTTAACAAAGATAATATACCATTAAATTCATACGAACAACCACAGGGTAGTGGTCAGTACTTTTATTATAACGATTTTTTGGCTAACGGTAACATCCTCAAAGGGGATTTCTGTGAATATAACTTTATAGAACAACAAGAGTACGTACTATCACCGATTTATCATAAGTATTCATTTAATAACACATACTTTTTAGATAACTCACCGGTAAATTACCCTAGTGGGTATGCTTACGAGCCACATATACCAATAACTATTAGAGTTTTTAGTGATTACGTAGAATTTGGTTCTGCGACGAATACAGATAATATACCAACTTACGCGTGGTTTTCAGAGTTTGAACAATCATTTTTTTGGAGAGATATCTATTCGTATGGGTTCATTGATTCAGAAGGTTTAGGTGTTGATTATCCATTTGTTAATGGTGCTCATTATCCATTTAAACCTGTTTTGTTTTTACAAAAACCAATACAAAGAACTCAAGAAATTGTAACAACAATTATAAACGACCCATTAGTAGACGATTGTGAATAATAACTATTATAGATTTACTCTTAACCCTAATGATACTGAAATCAATATCCCTATTGAAATCACTTTCGATATGGAGGGTAGAGAACAAGCTGTCGAAGAATTTGAAAACTCGGCGGTACAACAAATTATAAACGGGATTGAGGACTTCGAGGTTGGTAGATTTGCACATGCTCCGTGGGACACCGACCCCGATAAGACTGATATAAATTACGTATTTAATTTCTTCAACCCAAACTTACCTACTGATTTTATAACAAACCCACCATCATCAACAGATTGGTTAGATGATTATGAGTATGCAACATTCACAAACTCTGAGATATATTATTTTTCAAACTCTTTCAAAGGTTCATTCTTCAAATTAGATTTCTACGATAGTAAAACAAATGAAAGCCAAAAAATTCTATTTAGTGTAATACTACCAACACAGCAAGGACAAAAAGAGACAGGAACAATTGGACCACCATTGAATCCAACTACGGTAATGGTTAAAAAACCAAAATACATTTTAGATTATACGGGACAAGACAAGGAAGGGTTTTTCTTTTATTGGTTAAAAAATGAGTCCTATATTGCTCAAACAGAATTCTATATGTCTTGTAAATTCTTCAATGCTAAAAAGGGTCAATTTGTAAGAATGATTAATGAACCCCAATCTAATTTTGTGGGGCCAAACCAATTTAATTTTGATAAAGAAACCTATTTTTATTATAAAGTAACCTTTGATTACAATAGTTATGAATATAAGATTTATAGAGAAACCCCAGGTCTTGTAAGAGTTGGTGTCGGACAAACAGCAAATGAAGCTATAACTTGGTATGAATATATTAACCCATAATGGAATCAGAAAAATTTAGTATAAAAATATCACCAGAAGTTTTAGCAACCGATTTATTTGCTTCGGTTTATACTGCGTCAACGATATATGACTTACCACAAAATGGTGTTCCAACATCATCAACTCCCTTCACTGCTATAACACAAGACTATGTTGTATACTCGGGAATGTCGGATATTTTAAGTGGAGGTACAAATGGTACGTCTTTATTAACAGGTTTAACTATACCTGTATTTTTTACTCAAACATATAATGATATTGGTTATTATTCTGAGTTTGACGGGTTAATGTATCAAAAAGATATTATTACTAATTTTTTATATAGTGGTGATGACACGACAAACCTTTTTTCTGTTAGTTTATATAACACATCTGGTGATTTTACAGAAAGTTATTTAGATTTTACAACATTCACAGTGGATTGGGGTGACGGTACTACACCGCAACTTCTAAGTTCAACACAACAAAATCACGTATACTTAAACTCTGGTGATTATGTTATAACTTTATCGGGAGCAAATCCTTGGGGGGTAACAACAGTATCAAAACCTATTACATTACCATTAGTTGGTGCGTTTGTACCAAATCCAAATGGAACCATAGTTTTTACACCACAAGGAGGTAATTGGGGAAATACTCCAATATCTTCGGATTACATATTTCCTCTCGACAGTATTAATAATGCAACTTATCAGGCATCGTCTAACTGGACTACAGTACCATTTACGGTATCAGGGTATACAAAATCTAAAATACAGGATTTAAGAAGATATGGACCAAATCCATATACTGTCGGTTATGTCTTTACAAAAAACAATCAAGTTTACGGACAAATAGATTTAATACAAAATGGAATCACAGGGTATACCATTGAAAATATCTCATACTTTGATTTACCAAACGGTAAAACTTTCTATGTTATGAATAGTAGTGGACTAACTGTAAATGATTTAGACGTTTCAGTGATTACAAAAAACGAACAATTGTTAGATTTTGTTATGGCCCCACAAATACAATCAGACATATATGTTGAACGAGGTAAATATAGTGCCTTTGAAGCGTTAGAAAGATTGGGTGAGGTTGATAATATTGGGGACTTAGAACAGTATGGTTATGGTTTCTTTAAAATTAACAACGCATAAAAATACTGATAAACTATTTATAAAATAAAAAATGGCATTAGGAACATACGGTATAGTAAGACCCTCAGATGTATCACCCGCCGACGTTGATATTATTTTACATTATACACCAAGTAGAGATGTAACAGATAATTTTTTACTTAAAAAATTAAACTCACAAAGTATATTAACACCATACTTTCATAGTTCAGAAACGGGTGGAAATACAGATATTGAAGTTTTAGGTGGTTTATATAACTTAAAATTACCTGCAAGTGAATTCAATAAAAAGGGTATATACACTTTATATATTAAACCTGCAGAAATAAGAACTACCATAACAGATTGTGGTGTTTTATCCGCATTACCTAATGTGAAGGGTATTATAATAGACATTAATCAGGTACCTGCTCAGTTCAGAAACAAGTTTACAAACCAAGGGTTAGTTGGTTTTAGAGTTGAATATTTAAATCAAGACGGAAGTAAGATACCAAATTTTTATAGAATAGTTACTTCATCATTCTTTTGTGAACCTGTAGTAACAGAACAAGTTAATTCATCACAGAAAACGATTAGGTATCGTTATGTTGATGGAGGTAGTGATTTAGTATTTTGTACTTTATCACCATCATCTTCACCAACTAACAAACCAACCGCAACACCTTTTATTGGTCAACCAAATCAAAATATTATTGTTTCTAACACTTTCTTTAATCCAATCACCATTGATATACAAATGGCGGACTACGATTTAGATACGATGGCAATTGCGTTGTATGGTAACCAAACTAAAAGTATTGAAGACGGAATATACACACTTTACGATAGTAATAACAACATTTACAAACAATACAACTTGTTTGAGGTTAGAGATAACTTTAATGAATTATTATATGAGGTCAGACAAGATAGAGGTGGTAACATAGATTTCAGTAAAAACTTTACAAATATTATTACTTAATGGCAAATAAAATATTCTTCCCACCTATTGGAACTAATACTTTCGCAGATAATATTGTCGGAGTTCAAATAACTGATGGCGGAGGTTTAACGCAAGGTAATTTTCAGTTTACATCCGCAATTTACGAAAAATCTAACAGAAAGTTCGATACTGGTGTGTTTTCGGAAGGTTATACTTTAGAGAACCTGAAGATTAATAATATCGAAGAAGCCAAAAGAATTATTGAAAAAAACTTTAAAGTTTACCCAAATTACGATTTATCAGAAGTAACAAGTTTTTCATTATATGGTTCATTGGCAAAAAGACTATCGTCATCCGCAATTAAGATAATTAACAATTTTCCAGCAGCAATTGAAGTATTGGCGTTACATCAATCAGGACTTCTTACCGGTCAAACTGCATACAATATAACTTACGACGCGGTTGAGGATGAGACCACATTCGATATGGATAGTGTTCTATTCAGAAACCCGTTTGAGGTTGACTTTTCGGTTAATGCTAGAAGAAATATCGAAGTAAAACCATTCCCAATTCACCCGATTAGGGCCTTGACGTCTGAGTTTGAAAATTACGCTTTATATTTTGAAACATTAAATAATGAGTACCCGCTTACGGATTTTGTACCAACACAAAGTTTATCTGGTGGTACTGTAACATTAACAGTACAAGGTAATCCGTTTAGTGGTGTAAGTGCAACTACGGCATCATTAATAATAAAACCAAATAACTCAAAGACTCAAGAAATATTTAACGATGCCTTTGATGAGGTTGAGAAGTTTCTTTTAAATCAAAATAGTGCTCCTAAATACACTGCAAAGTTTTCATATCCTGATTATGATGATAGTGGAAAATACACTCTTTATAATAGAAAGGTAACTTGGACTCTTAATAAATTTTGGAACTTAGACATTACAAGTTCATTATTCAACAAATATTTGGATGACCTTCAGTTAATTGCTGAAAAATTAGACGAGTATAAAACTAACTTAATTAGTAGATTTTTAATTACGGGAGCTTTCAAGGAATTCGACACTACGGACCAAAAAATTGAAAAGGTCTTACAAATTTATGGTAGAAGTTTTGATGAGGTTAAAAAGTTTATTGATAGCTTAGCTTATATTAATTCAGTTACTTATCAAGTTGGAAATGACATACCATCACAACTTTTATCTAATTTGGCTCAAACATTGGGAATCAACCCTAATATTTCACCGATTACTAATGAAGGGTTTTTAACTTCAGTATTTAACCCGACACCTCAGCAGATATATGAAGGTCAAAAAAACACACCAACACCAACAGAATTAAATTATCAATATTATCGAAATTTAATATTGAACGCGGCGTACATGTTTAAAACGAAGGGAACAAGACAATCCTTAGAATATGTAATGAGATTTATTGGTGCTCCTGATGCCCTTGTAGAATTTAACGAGATAGTTTATGTTGCTGACACCAAGATTAATGTCGATAAGTTTAATCAACAATATGCGCAAATTTCAGGAGGGACTAAGTTTGAGAGTATCCCTAGTTTAGATAATGCGAACATCTTTAGTGTCCAAGGGGTAACATATACGGGATACACAAGTAGTGGTCTTATAAAGTTAGTGAACACTACTTTGGGTGATTATGGTATAGATTCCGATGGATACCCACAAAGTCCACAACAAACAGGGGATAACTTCTTTCAAAAAGGTGCAGGTTGGTTTGAAAAAAGCCCGAAACACCGTTCGGTTGAAACTGTAGACTCTAAAAACTCACAATTTACGGGTTCAAACCCTTATTTAGTGACTGAAATTGCACCATTTAATTTCGGACAAGAATATTTGGATTCTTTACGAAAGTTTCCAGATATGGGGGTTGGTTATACATTAAGAAGAGTATCGGACAACCAAAAATCTTGGCCTGTAAATCAAGTAGGGTCAAGAAAAAATAATTCAAATTTTAATGGTGTTGATTATAATGTATCAGACGATAAGTTAGTTATTAACTCAAAAAATATTGAGTTGTATATGAATATGGGACAAGGTATAACTTACGACGTATGGGATATGTCAGTTAAGTATAATTACCCTATACCTAATTCAGGATTAACGGCTCCTTATCCATATCCTGGAAATATTGATTGGACAGTAATTAACCCTAAACCAAAAGAAAAAACATTCTTTGAATTTGCTCAGACTTTCTACAATAATTTTATTAACGTTAGAAACAGACAGACAATATTTGACGGAAAGACAGGTGGATACCCTACTTTACAATCAATTTATTGGAAGTACTTACAATCACAACAAACGGTAGGAATACCTTCCAATAATTACACATATCAGAAGATGATTGATTTCACATTAGGTGTTGGTGATTATTGGCAAAGACTTTTAGAACAGGTTGTACCAGGTACCACTTTGTGGTTAACAGGTCAAAAAATGGAAAACTCAATCTTCCACAGACAAAAATATGTTTGGAGAAGACAAAGAGGATGTCAAATTATACCTGTGGAATGTATCCCCTGTAAATATACGGGGCAACCTTTCGCTTATGATTGTATAGACCAAACTCTTAAGTGTGAATTAGTTTTAGACGGGGCAAATGTATTACAATCGCTACTTGCATCATTACTTAGTGGAAGTGGATATACTCAAAACCAATGTGATTTAAATAGTATTGTTTCTAGTTGGTATGTTGATTGTCGTTTAGATAATCAAATTTTAATACAATCACAATTTTATACAGGGTATGGGTTAAATGATTACCCAACACAAACCCAACTATTAAATGCGTTAGATACTGAATTAGATGGACTATACCAGCACGGTTTGAATTATTACTTTGCAGGTAACCAATTGATTGTTAGTAATTCTACTTGTTATGATGATTTTACAAATAGTACATTATCATTAAACATTGGTTTAGATATCGATATTAATTGTACACCGTCGTCTGCAACTCCTACGCCAACACCTACACCGACTCCAACTCCTACACCAACCGCAACACCATCATATGTGAATTCGACTTTCTATTTCGGTTCACCAGTGACAACAACACCAAACAATGTTAGTTTTGTGTTTAGAATAAATGGTGGTTCTTGGGTATATGTTAATAACCAAACGGTGGGTAACAAACCGTCAGCAACACAACTTTATAATTCATATATGAATTCATTTATTGTTGGTGATACTTTGGAATTTGGTATTTTAAATGGTTCGGGTAATAATATTACATTCGGACTTGGAAACAACTCAGGTACGTATACCGGTTATTGTGGATTAATTTCTTACTACACTTATACTATTCCTAGTACAAACTTTGATTTGTACATAAACATACAAGACACTGGTAGTGGATATGTAATTTGTTAAAATTGATTTTATAAAAAATGGCTTGTGTTTCGGGATTAACTAATGGTGTTTATAATTATGTGGATTGTTGCGGTGTAACAAGATATGGTGCGTCGCTTGGGGAAAGTATATGTTTAGATGAGAATTTCACAGGGACGTCTTATGGTGTTTTAATCGCAACAGGACAAACTTGTACTATAAATTGTATACAAGGGCCTCTTGATTATAGTTTTACAGTTTCTGGTGCCTGCTCAACAGCGACGGGCTCAGTTATCATTTCACCAACAGGGGGTGTTCCACCCTATACTATTGATAATATAATACCTGGCTCCATAAGTGCTCAAACTAGTTTTAATCCGATTAGTTTCACCGGCTTAACAGGTGGTACTTATGTGTTTAGATTAAATGATACTTTAGGTAATCAAAACAATGAATTATTTATAAATGTTGCAATAACACCCTGTTTTCAAGGAAAGGTAATAATTGCAAGTGGTACTACCTGTGGAGATACAAATGGTTTTCTACAGGTAAGTGCATCAACTACGGGTTCACCGTATACTATTCTATTTTATAAAGATGGTGTGTTACAAAGTGTGGACACCACAAACTCACTACCATTCGATTATAATGGTTTAGATAGTGGTATATATTACGCAACTATAGTGGATATTGGTGGTACTACAGCAAATACTGAAAATGCGGTTATAAGTGCTAGTACATCTTTAGATTTTGGATTTTGGAAAGTTAATACGTCAAATTGTGTAACAAATTGGGGTAAATTGGCGGTTACGGGGGTAACAGGTGTTGGTCCATTTACTTACTTATGGAGTAATGGGGAAACTACACAAATCATTACGGGATTAACCCAAGGGATTTATTCGTGTACGGTAACTGACTCTATAGGGTGTGAGACTATTAAATCAGAGACTATTGGTGTTGCAGACCCATTAGGTTTATCCTTTTTAACTGCAACACAACCAAATTGTTTTTCATCTGATGGTGAATTAACATTCACGATTAGTGGTGGTTCACAACCTTTATATTTTTCGGGGTCATCTAGTCAAGTTGGATATACATTATCAGATACATTCACACTTACAGGTTTAACGTCAGGTTACTATAGTGTGTTAGTAAGAGATGCGAATTTCTGTGAAATAGTTGTGGGAGGGTACTTATTACCAGCAAACGGATTTAGTGTTGTTGGAACTACAGTCACTAACTCGTCTTGTAATATAACAAATGGGTCAATAGGTGTCACTCTTGCAGGTGCCAATGGTTTCTACACCTATTCACTTTCTGGATTAAGTACCAATACTGTTCAAACAAACATATCACAGAACCAAACTTACACGTTTTCTAATTTAACAAACGATACGTACTTACTAACGGTAAGTGGAAGTGGGACACAATGCGTATATACTGAGACAATTACGATAGATTCTACTGAAAAGTTCTCAATTACAACCTCAACTACGGGCTCAACCTGTGGACAGACAAATGGGGTTGTTGATGTAACACTATCAACGGGTTATACACTACCTTTAAATTACGTGTTAAGTAACGGTAATACGATATTAAATACAACACTTACCTCAACAACTTATAATAATTTAAGTATTGGTTCTTACACTTTAACCGTAACAGATAATGATGGATGTTCAGTATCAACTGGATTTACAATTAATAGTGGAGGTAGTTTAATTACTGGTTTAAGTACGGTAAATTGTACCAACGGTAATAATGGTAGTGCTTCGGTTATTATATATGATGGTGAGCCGCCATTCACTTATTTGTGGTCAAATGGTTCTACAGGGACTACTATTAGTAATCTATCTTCAGGTCTTTATGATGTAACAATAACAGATGCGTCAGGATGTACCGATACGCAGTATTTTACACTGAACTGCATTGGAAACCTTGTATCAAACTACCAAACCTTCAACTTATGTAACAATACATTTACAACAACAACTGGAAATCAAAGAGGTATGTTGGAAATGTTAAATGAAGGATTTATTGATATTACTTCAGGGTACACTAATTGTACATTAAATTCTGCAGAGCTAACTTGTGAAATAATCGTTAATGGAAGTGCCTTTACTGAAACATTTTACACGGCAACAACATTGAATGATGTACCACAAGACACTTTATGGCAATCAACAATCGAATCAATCCTTGACGGTATCAGTGACATTCAGTCTTACCAAATAGATTTATTAAATAACACTTTAACAATAACCTCAAATTGTAATGGTGATTCTGACCCATTATCGGATGCCGATTTTAGTTTGAATTTGACTATTGTTTATGATGTAGTCTGCGGAGTGTAATGCCTTATCAAGTAATCATAACAGGAGAAACAGGAGGAACACCACCATATAGTTTATATGTGTGCGATGAATATGGTAATAATTGCCAACTATTAGGTGTTTCTGGAGGTACATTTACATTATCACCTTTACTACAAACCGCAAATACCGTAATGGTAAAAATCGTAGACTCAACAGGATGTGAGTATTTTGAAATAGTAAGTTGCCCAAGCGCATATTTATTACAAGAGAACGGGTTTTATATTTTACAAGAGAACGGGTTCAAAATATTTTTATAATTATGGATTTAAGAATTTCACAATTACCATTTGTCACTTCAGGTTCACCAAACGCAATAATGGCGATTGTTGACTATACAAGTGCGGTTACAGGAACCACAAGTGCAATATATTTTTCATCAATAACTAATAGTATAAGTGGAGGTACAGGCACAAACGGAACGTCAGGAACTAATGGGACTAACGGCACTTCAGGTACAAACGGAACGTCAGGAACTAATGGGACTAACGGCACTTCAGGTACAAACGGAACGTCAGGAACTAATGGGACTAGTGGAACGAGTGGTGGTGGATTTTGGGGTTCATTTGTTTCGTTAGTTAGTCAATATGTTGGAAGTACAACTACGGCATATTCTATGAGTGCGGCAACTCAAACTTCCGGAAACGGTGTTATTGTTTCTGCCAACACAAGATTTATTGTTGCAAGTGCTGGAACATATAATCTTCAGTTTTCATGTCAAATTGAATCAACGGGAGGTGGAAGTACTCAAACTATGGATATTTGGTTAGCAATTAACGGTAATAACGTAAGTAACTCAAATACTCAAGTTGTTGGGAATTCAAATAACGGTAGGGCTGTCGCGGCATGGAATTTTGTTGAACCAATGAATGCTGGTGATTATTTTGAATTGAAATTTAGAGTAAGTGATACTAGATTGGGATTTGCCTACGATGTTGCAGCAATAAACCCAACAAGACCCGCAATACCATCGGTAATTGTGACAGTAACCCAAGTATAATGTTAATTGAAATAACAGGAGTAACAAGTGGTAATAGTCCTTATGATATATATTTATGTACGTGGGACCTAAGCTCTTGTTTTTTTATTTCCGGCTCGACCACAATACCACCAACCGTTACAATAAACACTGATAATTATTTCCCAAACAACGAACTACTACAAATAAAAATAGTAGATTCAAGTGGGTGTATTTTTACGGACCCCCAACCCTGCATCCCAACCCCTACACCAACACCAACCCCAAGTCCAACTCCAACCCCAAGTCCGACACCTACAGTAACACCGACTCCAACACCCACACCAACGCCAACGCCAGCATGTACTGAGTATTCAATATACAATGGTACCGACGCTATTATACAAGTTATATTCACTCCGTGTTGTGGTGAAATACAAGTATCACCATATGGTTTATCAAAAGGCGCAACATTAAGAATATGTTCGTCAACATATCCTTCAACAATTACATCACCCTCGATTACTATAACAACCGTAGGTTCTTGTCCATCTTGTTAATTTTATTATTGTTTTTTTACTATTAAGAACTATCATAGAAAAAAAACTATGAAAATATTCGTTCAAATAGCGTCTTATCGAGACCCCGAACTTCTACCAACCATTAGAGATTGTATTGATAAGGCAAAGTATCCTGAAAATTTAACTTTTGGTATTTGTTGGCAACGTGATGAAAATGAATCTATGGGTGAGTTTGAAAACGACCCAAGATTTAGAGTTTTAGATTACCATTGGTCAAAGAGTAAAGGTCTATGTTGGGCTCGTTCTGAGATTCAAAAACTGTGGGAAGGTGAAGAATATACCTTACAACTTGATTCACACCACAGATTCTTACAGGATTGGGATGTTGAATTGATTGAAATGATGAAACTTACAGGTTCAAAAAAACCAATCATCACATCATATGCAGGAATGTATAGACCGAGTGATAATCAATTATTGAATGTTGAACCATATAAAATGGTTGCGTCAAACTTCACACCAGGTGGAACCATTCTTTTTAGACCACACACTATTGAAAATTGGGAAACATTAGAAAAACCAATACCTGCTAGATTTGTTAGTGGACACTTCTTTTTTACAATCGGAAAACATTGTGAAGAATATAAGTACGACCCAAACATTTATTTTGCGGGAGATGAAATTAGTTTATCAATCAGGTCATTTACATTAGGTTATGATTTATTTCACCCACATAAAACTGTGGTGTGGCATGAATACACAAGAGAAGGTAGAACAAAACATTGGACGGACTTTAACACAGAAAATCTAACAACGGGTATTGTTGAAAAACCGTGGTGGGAAATGGACAATGATTCAAAAAGAAGATTGAGACATATGTTACAAGAAGAAGATAATAACATCGACTTAGGTATCTATGGTCTTGGAAATGTGAGAACACATAACGATTACGAACTTTATTCTGGAATTAACTTCAAAGAAAGAATGTTACACCCAAATACCATCAAAGGTGTGAATCCACCGATTAATGATGAAACAGAATGGTATTTGAAAGAAAAAGAAACTTTCAATTTAGAATTAGAAATACCATATATTGAAAATTTTAAATTCATCTATATTGGAGTAGAAGATAAAAATGGTGAAGTGATGTACAGACAAGATTTAACAACTTACCAAGAAAAATTAAATATAAAAATCGAATCATTCGAGAAACCACATAAGTGGGTTTATTGGGTGAACGACATAAACGGAGAATGGATAAATAGAAACGATTACTTACTATGAATATAGGAGCATTTTATCAATCAGGGTACAAATTGGTTGCATGTTATAAAGCATTAGAACAATTAAGAAAAATATACCCAAGTATACCTGTGGCTCTTTATGAGGATGGTTCAGATGTGTTAAAACCAGTTGCAGATAAATTTAATTGTGTTTATAAAAGAACAGATGTATTAGGTCAAAATTTAAAACATTCAGGTAGACCTGTTCTTGGTTTGGAAAGTAACTTAGCGTGGTTACGAAGAATATACGATGCTTGTACTACAACACTCAAAGATGTGGAGTGGGTTATACATTATGAAGATGACGTATGGTGTAAAAATGAGATTACATTACCACCGAAACACGACATTGCGGGAGCCAATGGTCCGGCATATACAAATGAATTATATCAGTACTTAAAAGATAAATTTGGTGTTACTGACGAATCAAGAAATCATTGGTCAAGACAAGGTTCCTTACAAAGTTATGGTGGATGTGGTGGAACAATATTTAATCGTGAAAAATTTATTGATGCTTATAATAAGTTAGATGAAATAGATTGGGAAAAAATTCGTGAAATGGATACAAGACCGATTGAATGGTCAGATGCGAGTTTGTCTTTTGTTTTCCAACATGCCGGATACACTAGTGGTATTTGGGAAGATTGGGCACAATATGATAGTAAAAATCAAGGAAATTGGTGGGATAAGTCAGGATGGAGCGTTTCAATGGAAGAGCAACCTAACGTGGCTTTTATTCATTTATACAAACATTTTTACAATTATGAACCTGAAGACATAGATTTAGATTTATAAAATAAACTTTTGATTATTTATATAATAAAGTAAAAACTTCATGGGAGTTGTATTAAGTAGTTGTTGTTATAATATAGTTTATAGTGCCGTAACCGGATGGTCTGGATTTACGACACCAGGATTAGTATTTAATATCACAGGTGACAGTAATTTACCTAACGGTTGTTATACAATAATGACTGGAACAACCGGAACTACAGTATCGTTTAATGGTTACGCCCAAGGGGTTGTAGGTTGTAACGACCCGTCGTGTTATGATTGTTGTTCAGATACGTTATGTATTGATATAAACAATACGACCTATAGTGGTTACAGTGGAAATTATCAAATTACAGGTGGATATAATTCATATCCATATTGGTCAGGGGGTAGTGGTAATAATGGGTTAATATACTACAATGGAACATTTTGGTGCTTGTCATCATCTTTAGGTGGTAGTTGTTTGTTTTTTGGTTCAAACCCAACAACATCTTTATGTCCTGATTTAGATGGAACTATAATGTATACCGGCTCTTGTGCCACACCAACACCACCGATTGACCCTTGTTCTTCTTTGGATTTTGATGTGTTATTGGAGTGTGAAATTACGACACCAACACCGACTCCGACACCCACACCAACTCCGACACCCACACCAACACCCACACCGACTGCAAACATATGTAGTGGGTTTACTGCAAATATTACGGTAGTGGATATTACACCAACTCCTACACCAACTCCTACACCAACTCCTACACCAACTCCAACGGTTACACCATCTGCAGATACGGTTACATTTGTGGTTGATAATGGGTTCTTTGAGTGTGCTACCGTTAAAGAATTGGTTGATTGTAATACAGGTGAAAAATATTACATTAGCGGACCGTTGTTAATTTCAGGTACAAGTGCTACTACTGTAACAACCACAGGTACTACAGTTTACGGTATTATCAATGGAAATACTATTTGTGCAACATATACACAAAATATTAATGGAAGTGCAAATGCTTATGTACAGTATATTATAACGGCATATACAGGAAATTGTTCCGTGTCTTGTGTTACACCAACACCTACACCAACAGCAACTCCAACTCCAACACCAACCCCAACACCTACACCAACACCAACACCGACATATGCATTTGGTACCTCGTTTGTGTTCACTTCGTGTACTTCTAATAGTATGATTACTCAAACGGCATACCCACCAAACAATGTAACAATCGGACAAGTTCTTAAAACAACAAGTGGTGATTGTTATACGTATGTTGGAAATTATATAAATTACGTTGCACCATCAGGATATGTGGTTGCAAACATAAACGAGTTTACGGCAACTACTGCTACAACTTACACCGATTGTGTTGATTGTTTAACTGTGATACCTACATCTTCATCTTTTAAATCTTGGGACGGTAAAGGAGGATTCTCCTTAAATTGTCCTGTTTGTCAAATTACTGACTTTGGAAAATCGTTGAGGTTCTATACTTCTAATTTAATTACCACATTAACAACAGGAGTTTATGTATTCTCCGATAGTGGATTAACTAAACCAATAGTTGAGGACTATATACAGTATGGAATTTATATCTATAGTGTAGGTAGAGACGGTATGTTAACTCAATATTGCACAGTAAACGGAAATTGTAAGTAAGATGTCAGTATTAGTAACTATAAATTCAATAACATCAGGAACCGCACCATACGATATATGGGTGTGCGATGATTGCAGTACAGGAGCTATTTGTCAATATATTGCAACTATATCAACAGTACCTTATAGTTTTACATTACCTGCAATTTTTGAAACATACCCAACATACGTAATTAAAATAATAGATGATAATGGGTGTGTATATTGTAACGAACAGTGTTACTATAAACAATTCCAAGATGGAGACTGCTTTGAATTTATGGATAATACACCATATGACTTTCAATAAACATTGATATATATAAAATAAAATGGCAACTTTAACAACAAGGACATTAGCAACAGGAGCGAGTTTAAATAACCTTATACACATTGTAATAACTGGAGACACGTCACAAAGTCCGAGTGGGTCTTCCTATAAATCGACTTTAAGTCAACTACAACCACTATTTTTATTTACTGGTGGTAGCGGTAATTGTATTACTAATTTATATGTTGATAATATCCGAGCATGTACTAATGAGATAACAATATTCAATAGAGTTCAATCGGTAGGTTCAGATGCTCAAAATACATTGAGTTTTGCTTGGGGATTAACTAATGTCGCTTCTGCTAATTATTCATTCGCATTTGGTACAGGTACAACTGCTTCGGGAGTAGTATCACATGCCGAGGGTATTGATACTTTAGCTATTGGTAATTACTCACATGCTGAAGGAAATGTGACAAGAGCAGGGGGAGAAGCCGCCCATAGTGAAGGCTTTTCAACAAATGCGTCGGGTAATTACTCACACGCCGAAGGAAGTGGTAGTGCGGCATTTGGAGTTTTTTCACACGCACAAAATAAATCAACTATGTCAAGAGGTACAAGTTCACATGCTGGAGGAAATCAATCGATAACAGATGGACCAAATTCATTCGCACACGGATTTATAGATTATGCCGGTGGTGAAAGTACAGTTGTTATCGGTGGACAATACAATAGTGTGTTAAGTGGTTCAACAAATAATAGTGGAATTTTTGGTGGAGAACGTAATGTTATATCGGGAGCAACATCATATAGTGACCCGGCATATAATAGTGTGATTATAGGTGGTTCAGGAAATACTATTACGTATCAAAATTCTTCAATAATTGCAAGTGAAAATTCTAAATTGACTGCTGACCACTCTGTCATATTAGGGGGATACGACATAACTGGAACGACGTCAGAAACAGCATTTGTTCCGAATTTTGTTTTATATCCGACATACACATATACACCAACAGGTACTACAGATTTACCAGGGATTCCAACTGGTACGGTTACTTGGGATGATAATTATCTCTACTATAAGGGTACAACTGGGTGGAGAAGAATAAGCGGGGCTACTTGGTAATATTATATGGGACTTTTAAGCGGTAATAGTTGTAATATAATAACGTTGTTCCCACTAGGGTTACAATGTAGTTCAATTAATGCGTCAACCCCGCAAGCGACAAATGGTGTGGTAACTCTTTACATAACAGGAGGGACTCCACCTTATAATGTTACTTGGAATACAGGGTCAAATGGAACATTACTCACAAATTTAAGTCCTGGTGATTATACTGCAACTGTAGTTGATTATTATGGTGATTTTACAGGGACAACAACTTGTACTGTTGAATTTGATAGTTTTTACTTAGAAGAGTTTGAAGATTGTTCAAATAACGGAACATATGTCTATTACTTAGCAAATTTAGTTAACCCCCAATTTAGTGCAGGTACAATATATGAACTAACAACACAAGTGGGTTGTTGGACTAATAGTGGAACTACATTATTTACGGGTCAAACTTATATCAATAACTTTGCTGATATTTTATCGGGACCTTACACAGGATGTACTGAATGTCTTCCGGCACCTGCACCAACACCGTCATACCCATCACAACTTTGTTTCCAAGAAACACAAGGTAATAGTATTACTCAAACTAATTTTTCATCAGGTTCTACAATAAATGGATTCCCTTCTTGGACGAGTATTACTCCGTCGTATTTAATGTATTATAACACCGGCACCACAAGATGGGAAGTTAGTGGATACACAAATGGGTCAGTATATAGAATTTCACCAACAACACCACCAACAGGTAGTTGGGTGATAACAGGACCTAACGCATTTAATACAACAATTAATGTTATTACAGGTGTTTGTGGTAATCCACCACTTACTTTAACTGTAAATGCTAATAGTCCATTATGTTCTACTCAGGCTAATGGGTCGGTTTCTATTGTTGGTAATGGTGGAGTTCCGTCATATACTTACTCATTAAATGGAGTGACTTATCAAAACTCTAATACGTTCTTAAATCTTAATTCAGGTTCTTACACAGCATACATTAAAGATTCTTTAGGTACAATATCAACACAATCATTTACACTAACATCACAACAAAATTTCCAAAACTATAATGTTAATTTGGTGTTAACACAAGGTAATACGGTATCTGTCGGAAATTCATTTACTAAAACATCAACTTGGTCGGTAAGTGTTTCTCCAACCCCATTACCTGTGGGAGTTACTGTGAATATGAATCTATTATTTAACATTGGTTGGACGGGATACACATCATCACCAACTATCGGACCTACAATAACAAATTCAATAACAACTAATAGTAATCCAAATACTACGGTTACCTTACTATCTTCCGGTAATACAACTGGCACGACAACGTTAAGACCTAATTGTGAAGATTCATTAATTAATACTAGTGCTAGAACAACAACATATTCAGTACAACTATCTTCGAATGGATTTGCATCAGGAACAGTTGTTCAGTATATAAACACTCCTTGTAGCACTATGAACGGATGTCCAAACAGCGGAATTTTGAAAGACACTATATCGATACAAAATATAACAATATCACCAAACCAATGTAGAAGTATAAGTACTAATGTGGCTTCACAAGTAACAACATTGGCGAAAACTGGAATTATTTGTGAATAATAATAAAAAATGAAAAAAAGATATTTATAAAATATGTCTTATATAATTAAAAATACTGCGGCGTTAATCAATACATTGGTTACTGATGCTGGAAGAAAAAAAATATCACAAGGTAAATTTGATATATCTTACTTTCAGATTGGTGATAGTGAGGTTTGTTATAATTGTGTAAACAATTTAGACCCTGTTAATTTAAATGTATTAATGCCACAATATAATACGCAAAATTTGGCACCGGTACCACAGAAAAATAGAATGGAAATCAAATACCCAATCTATTTAGATTCAACATCAGGTAGTACTTTCGGTATACCGTTCGACGCGTCTTATATTGATAGTGTTTATAATTCAGCGGCACCAAGAGGGTTCTTTAACCCATCTACAGGTTCACCAACTAACTACAGTGCGTACACAACATCAGCATACACTATAAATCCTAATTTCGTTACACCAAACACAGGAATTACCTCAGGTACTGTTCTGACAATATCAGCAACCTCAATTAACCCTAGTGTCTCTGGTACAGTAACTCCTGGCATGTTTATGACGTTATTTACTAACGGTCAAATATCGCCCGTCCAAAATTCAGGACCTTTATTTACATATTTAGTTGTTGGTGTAACTGGTAATACAGCAACAGGTGGTACCATAACAATACAAGTAGATAGACAACTACCAAATTTAGGTACTATGGGTATAACAGGTTTTTCACAAACACTATTCTATCCAAGTGGTATGACAGTTTTATATGATACTGAAACACCTGAACCGTATTGGGAAAATAATGTTATTAACTTTGAAACTAATTGTGATGTATCACAAAGAGATGTATTAGTGTGGAATATGAATATTCCTTGGACTGAGTCACCAGCCGGATTGTTTAGTAATGCTTACGAAGACTACAATTACTTTAAATCTACAGGCTATACGGGTTCTAAAGAGTATTTTGGTTATAACTCAAACACGGGACAAGAAGATACTGACAGTACATATTATTATAATTCATTTGCTGAAAAAATTAATTTATCGCCGTCAGACCAAAAATCAATTGCTATTGTACATTATACAAACCAGGCTATTGATAATTTCTATGGTGAAAAATTCGCACAAGAAGAATACGATGCTAACAATCCTGGAGGGACTGGACAAGCAAGGAATTTGAAAATAAGTATTCCGTGGTTAATGTGGCACAAAAACTCAGGTGCGACTATTGGTGAAGAATTTTATACAGACCCATCAGGGTTTACGAGTTTGAATTTGTTTGAACCACATTACATTGAGTCGAAAAAAGACCCTAATTTTAATGAACCTGGTTTAAGATACTATCATTTGTGGGATACTCACCCAAATACTAACGGATACCCTAACAGAGTTGGTAAAGTGTTCCCTGATTATAAAATGATTATTTTTGATGACGATGAAATTGTTGCATCACTCAATTATAAATCAAATAGGAGTTGGACATTACCGGCACCAAAACTCGGACTAGTTACACCAAATACATTTAGTGGTGTATTAGGTGGTACTGCCGGATTACTAACTGGTAATACCGAAGTTTTACACTTAACTTATATCTTTACAAACACAGCATTTACTCAATCATTGCATTGCAATTATTATTCAACAATTACAGGAAATGACCAAAGTTTATTACCGGGAGCTTCTGACATCTTGATTCGTTTTGGTAACGAGTTCCCATTCTTAAAAAATACGCACACATCGCCAAGCGGATTTACGGCAACAGGATTAAAGTTAATTGCACAAAAAGTACCAACTGGTACGACTAGACCATCCGCAACTGCGTGGAAAGAAATTAATGTAACATCACAATTAAGTGCAACAACGATAGGTGGTTATATTAATAGTAGTGGTATAACAAATACAACTATTCAGTTAACTAAAAGTATGTATGACACGGCGGGTACTTATAATTTAAGTAATTACTTAAATTTAGTACCACTTGGGTCAACAGGACTTACATTAAACTTTGGTGGAGAATACTTTTTCTTTGGAAACATTCAAACGGATATCCAAGCAACAATTTATGTGATGAACTTCTTATGTAACTTAGGACAAACACAATTCTTTGATTCATCTAATCCGACTTGGACTGGTGACAATCCTTACGTAACCGAAGTTGGACTTTACAATGTAGATAAAGAACTTATGGTTATATCGAAGATACAATCACCTGAAAAACGTCAGGGTATACAACAGTATCCGATTAAGTTAGATTTTTAATCTTTTATGAGCGAAAAACATGATTTAAAGAACTCACCAAAAGTTCTCGGATTGGACATTTCTACCAAAACTATTGGGTGGAGTTTGTTTGATATTCAAACACAAGAATTGTTAGAATTAACACATTTCTCACCTATTATTAAACCTAAACCTGAAGACAAAATTGAAGAATTAATTTTGAAAGTTAAAGGTTTTGAAGAAATGTTAAACAATTATAAAAACTTAGGAATAACTAAGGTCATAATTGAAGAACCATTATTGAACTCAAACAACATATGGACGGTAGGAACATTACTGAGATATAATTCAATGATTACAAAATCCATCTACGATATCTTGGGAGTTGTACCAAACTTCATATCAACTTATAACTCAAGAAAATATGCTTGGCCTGATTTAATTCAAAAAAACGATAAGGACAAATATGTTTTATTTGGTGGTTTACCAAAAGACATAGATAAAAAAGAACTCATTTGGAAAAACGTATCAAAGAAAGAACCACAAATTACTTGGCATTATACAAAGAACAATACGTTGAAAAAAGAATGTTTTGATATGGCGGATTCTTACACTTGTGTTCTTGGTTATATGAAAGAACAAAAAATTTGGTAATCCTTTTTTTTTACTTTAATGATATATTTATATATTAAATCTATAACTATGAAAAATATTATATCTGAAATTTCACAACAAGAAAAAAATAGAATTCTTGAAATGCATAAAAAAGCAACCTCTAACCAATACTTAATGGAAGAGGAGGAGACACCGGCACCTGATGTTAAAGGTGGTCCTTTAACTGGACCTTTAGTTGTACAACTAGGTGAAAAAACTGTAAATTGGGGGGACACTGTCGAATTTACATTCTCTAATGTGAAAAATTCAGGAAACGGACCTATCACTATTAACAAAATTATGCCATCTAGTGATTCGGCGACTGTTGATACAAAATTACCGTTTACACTTAAGCCAGGAGAAACTTTTTCTTTTACAGTAAAGGTTAAAATGACTGAAGGGGGTACTTCAACAAGACCTGACCAAAACGGGGTAATTAATTACGACCAATCTGTATATGTTTTTACAGATGGAAAAAAAGAAAGATATCAATTTTATTGTAGGGCTACTTTAATTGTTAGTTAAAACAAATTAAAAGATATGAACCCACCACAAAAAGGTGGGTTTTTTGTTTATCGTGTTATTAACCGATATATTTGTTTATCGTTTTATTAACCGATAATATTACATTTGACAAAACCATCCCATACACTTATCTTTTAGGGGTGGAAGCAGAAGAACTAATCATAGACCTTATTGGTAACATTTTTGGAGAACCAAAGATGATAAATGAAATCAGAGGACAAATCTCGGTAGATTGTCCTGTGTGCTCTTACACTATTAAAGGTCTTGATAAATTAGATGGGAAGGGTAATCTTGAAATTAACTACCAACAACACGTTTATAAATGTTGGGCTTGTGCTGAGACACACGGAACTCACGGACACTTAGGAAAACTTATTGATAAACACGGGTCAAAAAAAGATAAGAAAATCTATAAGTTAATCAGACCTGATGAGTTTGAAAAGAAAGAAAAAGTTTATAAAAAACTCGAACTCCCAAAAGAATATAAAAAGTTTGATGAAGTACACCCACTTCATATCCCAAGAAAAGAGGCGTTAAACTACCTTAAAAAAAGAGGTATTACTGAAGAGATTATCGAGAAATATCAAATCGGTATGTGTTTAGAGGGTGAATACTCAGGTAGAATCATCGTACCATCTTTTGATAAAAAAGGAGAGTTGAACTTTTTTGTATCAAGGTCTTGGAACCCACGAAGTAAATTAAAATACAAAAACCCCGAAGCGTCCAAAGACTTCTTAATTTTCAACGAGAGTTTAATTGATTGGAAAAAAGACATATACCTTGTTGAAGGTGTTTTTGATAGTTTCTTTTTGGATAATTCAATATGTCTTTTAGGTAAATTTTTAACGGACAACTTATGGGAGAAATTATATTCAAAAGCAAAGAAGAATATAATTGTTTGTTTGGATGGTGATGCATACACTGACGCAAAGAACTTATATGATAAATTAAATGGTGGTGCACTTTACAATAGAGTAAAGTTGGTGAAACTACCAAAAGATAAAGATGTATGTGACCTTAAAGGTGACATTGAAAAATATTACGTAGAATTCAAATGATAGATTTAAGAGAAGTAGCAAAAGAAATAAGAGATATTATATCACAAAAACAACAAGAATTTCAATTAACATTCGAAGAAGATAAACATAGATACACAATGTTGGATGTTAATGGTGAAGTAAGAGACGACTTCCCATCTGTATCTAAAGTTATGAAGTTGTTTTATGATGAGTTCCCAACTGAGGAAGCGGCGAAAAGGAAGGCAAAAGGTGACCCATATTTAATGCACACTTATTTAGAAGAGTGGAAACAAAGTGGTCTAATATCGACAAATATGGGTAGTAGAGTTCACTATGAACTTGAATTAGAAACCGTTAACCGATTTAAGTTAGATAAAGAAGTTCGACAACCACTTTTTGAATGTGATTTGGGACTTATTATGAAAGGTGATAGAATGATTAAGGGTGGTAAGAAGTTTTTATCACTTATGGAAGAAAGAGGTGCTGTGTTACTAGATACTGAGATTGTCTTAGGTCATCCTGAACTTGGATACACAGGACAACCCGATAAGGTATGGTTAATGTTTAATAAATTAAAAACGGGATTTGGGCTTGTTATTACCGATTGGAAGACAAATAAGGAAAAAAATATGGAGGTTAATGACTACACCAAACCTATGAAAAAACCTTTTGAAAACCTTCCTAACAACGCTCTCGGTCACTATAACACCCAATTACCTTTTTATGGTAAACTGCTCTTAAAAATGTTGGAAGGTACAAAATATGAGAACACACCATTACTCGGTGGAGTAATTGTTCACTTAACAGAAGATACTGAGTTCAAAGAGTATCGCATACCAAGAGATGTGGTTGATACAATATTAAAAATGGATATGAGTCAGTATTTGACTAATTTAAATAAATAAATTTAAACTAATTATGGAAAAATTTTATAATATCGAAGAACAAAAATATTGGAATAATGTTGATATATGGACCGAAGGTGGGCATGAGTGGTCAAAATTGTTTGGGAGTACTGAAAATTTGTGGAACAAACATCTTTTTGACGATTTAAAAGAATTTAGAGGTAAAAAAATTTTAGAAATAGCACCAGGACACGGAAGAATTACTCAGTTTTTAACAATATTGGCGGAAGAAATAAGCGTCATAGACTTAAACCCAACATGTATTGAAAAGACAAAAGAAAAATTAGAACACCACGTATCTAATTATTTTGTTTGTGACGGTAAATCTCTAACACCAATTAAAAACGATTCTCAAGATTTGGTGTTTTCATACGACTCTTTTGTTCATATGCATAAAAACGTAATAGATGATTATTTGTCTGAAATTAATAGAGTTTTAAAATTAGGTGGTAAAGGTTTTATACACCATTCATATCTGTTAGGTGGTGAGGATAAGTCCTTTGATAATCAAGGTGGTAGGTCAAATATGGATGGAGAAACATTTAAAGAGATGGTCGAAAAATATAATATGAATGTTATATCCCAAAAATTTATAAAAATTAATGATGGTAATGAATTTTGGAATGGTTATGATATCATTACTATTTTTGAAAAAAAACAAAATTAACAAGATTTGACTAAATTAAATAAATAAATTATATTATAATATGGAAACAATAATCACACCTATTTGGTATACAACAACTAGTTGGGACCAAGAATTACCATTTAAAATAAAAATAAATTACATCATAAAATGAGCGACGAAATTATACAACCAAGGATTAATCTAAAAGAACAACCAACAATCGTATGTGGTGATTGTGGAAGTATGTTCTTTAAAGAGGTAAGTATGTTAAAAAAAGTATCTAAAATTTTAACAGGTGCCTCCGAAGATACAATCGTACCATTCCCAACTTACATTTGTAATAAATGTGGACACGTGAATGAAGAATTCCAATTATTCGATAACTAATGGAAATAGGTAAGATGACTATAACTGAAGCATATCCATACTTGAAAAGTGTGGCACTTGCTTATGGATTAAAATTAAACAGAGCTAAAGATTTTAAATTCGCAAGAATTATATTAGCAAACCTTTATAGTAGAGAATTAGTATGACA